GCACAGAAGAAGCAAAACTTAAAGGTCTTATTAGTGAGGGAACATTCCTTCGCAATGAACGATTAGAATTAGACAAACAATTAGAAACATTGGCCAATCAAAGATTAACACTAGAAGAAGCCTATAACGATTATAGTAAAACAGAAGATCAGAGAAAACTAGATGCTCTTGATACTCAAATGCGTAAGGAAAAAGAAGCAATTCGTGCTAGGTTTGCCAAGGATCAAGGAACTGATGACCAAAGTCAATGGGATACTAAAGCAGTTGAAGCCTTTAATCAATCAATAGGCAAAGTTAATAGTTCTATGGCTGAATACAAAGCACAGGCACAAAAGAACATTGATCAATCTAGAGACTTTGGAGCAAACTGGGATAAGGCATTGAATCAATATGTTAGTGATGCTACCAATGCTGGAAAGATAGCAGACAATGCCTTCAAATCACTTTCTGGCAATATTGAAAATTATCTAGAAAGTATGGTCACTCATGGCAAATTTAGTTTTAGTGATCTAACCAATGCTGTGATTACAGACATTATTAAAATGGAAATCAAGGCCGCAACAAGTTCATTGTTTAGTTCTTTTGGAACTGCTACTGGTGGCGGTTCAGGTCTAATGGCTAGTCTGATGGGATTCTTTAGCGGACCTGGTAAAGCATCAGGTGGTTATATTCCTCCTAATGGCTTCAGCCTAGTTGGTGAAAATGGACCTGAACTAATCAAAGGCCCAGCCACAGTAACCAATGCCGCTAACACAGAAAGCATGTTAGGTGGACAGAATGTTACACACAACTACAACATTAATGCTATTGACAGTAAATCAATGGCACAGATGTTTAGTGAAAACCGTATGACTATGTTTGCCTATACTGAACAAGCACGCCGTGAACTACCAATGAGGACTAGATAATGAGTTTACAAACAATTATTAATCACGCTGAAACACTAGAAATAGATCGCCGTAGGGTAGTTGGTGTTCAATTTACACGAAATGAAATTGCCAAGACCAGCGAAACACCTACACGCAATCCATGGAAGTTTAATGTTGGAATATCAGCGGCTTTAATCTATAGTGAAAATAGACAACTATTAGAAGCCATTGACCTATTGGATAGAACAACTCCTGAAATTATCAGTTTCAATAGTTTAACAACATCTAGTGTTCCAGGCAATTCAAACTATGTTGGTAAAACTGCCAGTGCTGGATTAAATTATATCTTTGCCTATCAAGGTGATGTTAGACTAGCAGATGGCATTACCCCTAATTACAGCCTATTGAACAATATGAGTGTTCAAAGTTTCAATGGTAATCAATTGGTCTTAACTACCTTGCCAGGTGCGGCACAGGTAACAGGTGGACAAAATGCCATAATGTTTAAGGCAGGTGATTTTATACAGATACAGGGATACCCATTCCCATTTACCAATCGCTATGATGTTAAATTAGGAACAGGAACTTCAATTACTCTAACAACACATCGTCCTAATTTTATCACAGGCAATGTAGTAGGAGCAAAGATCAATGTTGGCAATCAATGCCAATTTCAAATGTTCTGTCAGAATATGCCAACCTATAAATTAACATCAGGTGGACCTAACGCTATAATTAATTGGTCAAGTGAATTTAAGTTATATGAATATACAGGTAATGCCTAATGAGTAATCTAAGCACAACAATAACAAATTATCTATCAACATCTACTAGTATCATTGATTGCGAGTTTGTTCGTGTGACTGTTTACAATCCACAGATATCTACAGGAACTACCTATTGTTTTTCTAACAGTTATCAAACAGAAACATTTAGTGGCAATGCCTTTACAGGAACATTTACGCCATTAGGTGGTCTATTAAGTGTTAGTGGTCATCAGCGTGACATTTCAGCCACCGCTTATGACACACAGATAACCTTAATTGGTATTGATCAAACTAAGGTAGGACAAATTCTTGAAGTTGGACAAAATTATGATTCAGGTGGTAATCCTATTCTAGGCAGTTATCACGCAGGATTAAAAGGCAGTAAGATTGAAATATGGAGAGGCTTTTATGGCCCTACATATGAACTATTAGATCTTCCACAATTGAGATACACAGGCATTGTGACCAGTTATCATATTGCTGAAGATCGTCAAATGGAAATTGATACCTTTACCCTAGTTCTACAGTGCAGTTCATATAAGACAGTTTTAGAAAATAGATTTGCTGGTCGTCACACTAATGGCGCAAGTTGGAATACTATCACAGGACAGAATGTTAATCCTAACTATGATACTAATGGTGTTCCACAAAACTCTGCGTATGATTCAAGCATGGATCGTGTTCAAGCAATTAGTGGAACAACATTTAACTTTGGTTTGCCGTTATGATAAGACAAGGAACAATAGATGACCTTGAAGACATTATTAATATGCTTCAAGAATATAAAAAACACAGTCCATTAAAAGATCTACATGATGCCAGTGACAAGGCTGTTAGAGTAATATTAAAAAGAGTGTTAGAGGATGGACATGGCATTGTGTTTGTCAGTGAAGATCCAGCCAAAGAACTAACAGGCATGTTGATTGCTATCAAAAGCGCCAACATTTGGGACAACAGTATTTGGTGTATGAATGAATTGGCCTATTGGGTCAATCCAGAAAGCCGCAATACTTCAGCAGGTTATAGATTATTAACTGCTTATGTAGACACATGTGAATTTATGAAGCGTGGTGGAGAGATCAAATACTACACCATTAGCAAAATGGTTACAAGCCCTGATCTAAATTATGAAAGATTTGGATTCAGTAAACTAGAAGAAACTTGGAGTAGATAATGCCAGCCGCCCTTATAGCACCCTTATTAGTAGATGCAGGATGGAGCACATTCGCAGTAGCGGCTACGACCATGGCCATACGGTTGGCCACTGCCTATGCGTTAGCACAATTACTAACACCTAAACCTCCTGCTAGTAGTGGTAATCCAGGTGGAGAAATACAACTAGCACCCTACACGGATAATAAACTGCCCGTGGTCTATGGCAATACCTATGTTAAACCTATAATTGTGGATGCTATTATCAGTATTGACCAACAACACATGTGGTATGTGTTGGCCTTCTGTGAAACCAATAGCACTAGCAATATTCACTTTGATGAAGTATGGTATAACAACAAATTATTGTTGTTTAATTCTAGTTCACAAGATGGTGCTGAAATTAATGGTGTATGGACTAAACCTAAGAAGGCCAGCCGTATTGGTGGCGTAGTTGAAGAAGGTCCAGGTGGACATATTGCCATGTGGTTCTTTAACAATGGTTCTAGTTCTACTGGTGTTCAACATCAATGTTATAGTATTCCCTCCAATAATACTGAAACACAAACAACAGCAACTAGCACACTTACAGCATTTGATATTCTAGGTCCAGGCGGCAAATATGACAGCAGTATAATAGGCAATGCTGGTATACCTACTGAATTACTTTGGGATTCTAGTAAGAAAATGACCAATTGCGTTTTCGCAATTTTAAGATTAGACTATGATGCTAACAATGGCGTGACAGGCATTGGCGAATGTAATGCCAAGATTCTTAACCTAAGCAAGACCAGTGGCCTAACAGATGCCATGTTGAGTTATACAATTCAAGGTAGTCCAGACGCAGGTCAAGTTATCTATGATTATCTAACCAACACAGTATATGGTTGTGGAGTAGATCCCAACAATATCAATACCGCTAGCCTACAACAGGTAAGTTATCTCAGCACACAGACACATGCTATTGTGGCCACTGATGGAACTACACAAACATTTTATCTAGGTGTTAATGGTATTATTGACACAACACAGGATTGCCTAACTAATTTAGGTAGCCTTACAGAAGCAGTAGATGGTTGGTTACAATGGGATGAAAGAGACGCACAATGGGGTGTTGTTCTAAATCAAAGTCTATTACAAAAGACTGGAGCCGCAACTGAAGCAGAAGCCACAGCCACAATGGTTGTTGTAACACAGAGTCAAATCCTTGGCGGTATCAATCTAGTGCCTACTGACCTAAAAGGATCTCCTAACAAGGTCACAGTCAGTTTCCCTAACGCAGATATTATTGGACAAACAGACTATAGATACTATTGGTTGCCAGCCAACTTAAAATCTCCTAATGAACCAGAAAATGGTATTGATATTTCTTATCCTATGGTTAATGATCCTATTCAAGGAACATACCTAGGCTATAAGAAAATGTGGATGGGTCGCCAAGATCTAGTGATTAACTTCACTATGGACTATTCAGGAATACAGATCAACGCAGGTGATATTATTGCTGTTCAACATGAATGGTATGGTTGGGGAGCGGGCAACTACAATGGTATCTATATGTTGGGTAAACCTTTTATGGTTACACAGATTCAAGAAGCCAAAGATGATCAAGGTTTCCTAAGTGTTCGTATCACAGC